TTACGGCTCTTGCGGGTGTTATGCAATTGTTCTAAGGGAGCGCGTAAGGGTTCTTTATTGGATCTTATAGAGGTTCTCAGTAGTTTCCCTATACAAAGTCCATACAAGAGTCCTAGTGAGTTTTGTAGTAAACTCAATAGGGGTCTCTTGCAGGGCCGTGCACAGTTCTTCTCAAAAACTTATGTTATCTTATAGCACTTAAGCAATAAAGAACGTACGTCTCCCCAACCATAAAACTGTTGTAGTTGTTTTTAGGTTGACTATGGTGGAAAATTAATTTTCTGTAAAAACCACCTTGCCGAAATTTTATATTTTCTATATTAAATTTTATAATTAAATTTATTGAATGATTATATTTAAAATCAAAACAAATATTATAGTTGTTATTTAAAAATTTGGTATGGTGAATCAAGTAAAGTTTTTATTTGATTTTATAGTTTTTGTTGTATTAATTCTACACGACAATCATAGCTAGTACATAAAATCCCTATGGGCAGGTTCCTATTACTAGCTTTTGGTCCCCCGCTAGTAAATCGAATCCCATTTCAGAACGGGTTGTCAATCCGGCTGCGGGGGTGTTGCTTTCGCAATCATAATTTAAAATTATAGATTAAAATATACTTAAAATTATAACTAAAATTAACTTAAATTAATTTAATCAGAGTTTGGTGTTGTTGTCTCTGAGTTTGTTGGTACTTGTGTGGTCACTAACGGTTTGTCGGTGAATGTGTCAGTACCACTTTCTGCACGGGCTTTGATGGTGTTAGCTATCAAAGTCTGTACCAATCCTTCCAATTCAGTTTTATTCATCATTGGAAAGAAAGATCGAGCTGCTGTAGTTGCTCTTTCTCTAAGATCGTCAGCCTTCCCAGGTACTGTATTAAAGTTCTGGGCAGGTGTTCCATCTGAGTTGAAGTACCTTAGCATTGAGCCTCCTTTTGGGACTCTTGTCGTGGTTCTGTAGTTCTGTGTTGTTGTTGAACTACTTTGTTGTTCTGCGAGTTGTCTCTTGATTTTCATTTCCAACTCTAGCAGTCTGTCGTCTATTTTGTTACCCATGTCGTCAAAACGGGTTTTGACTATTACATTACTAAAACCCTGTAATAGATCAAAGAATGTTCCAATGAATACACTCGTGGTACTTAGTACAATGCCACTAGCATCTCGAACAGCTTGCTTTGTGAATGTTAATTCGTACTCTTTCTTGTCTGCTGCTATTTGAGCATCCATCATGAGCGCCGAAGTTAAATATATCCCCAATATAATCAAACCAAACGTTCCAGCCCCCATCACGGCCCAAAAGAGTAGAGATTTAAGTCTACCCCATAGTCCGGTAGGTTGCTTTTCGTAGATTCGGTTATGGTAAGGCATATTGCTTAAACGCTAATGTCGTTACATATTATGACCTTTTCCTGGCTGATTTTATAGCCTTCTGCACATATTGTGTTTTGGCCTTTGGTGTTAATTCTAAAGACTTCTGTTTAAAGTCTCCAGGCTTTGGATATTCTAGAGTACCTTTTCCATCGGTAACAGCTTTCGCCGCTCCTTTGCATATCTCGTATGTTGCTCCCATTGCTAGAAACTCGTGTGCCGTAGATGGTACTGCTGGCTTTTCCACGATAGTTCCGATGGGCGTGATATGAAATTCTGTTCCTTTATCGTCCTTAACAAGCATCGCTGGTGTATGCGACGGCTTGTGTTCAACTATATCCTTAATAGTCTTACCTAGTATGGTGATGTTGCCGCTCTTAATCGCAACATTCTGTGCTACTGGTATTTGGACGTTGTTCTTGCTGCTAATCATGGCACCAACTAAATCGGGAGATGTTTGTGCTCCTCCCTTCCGGTTAAAGTTGTTATTCCTTCTCGGTGGTCCATTTTGTATCCTGTTGCTGTTGTAAAATACACGGCCTCCTCCTTGCGGTCTGCGTCCTCGTGGTGGTCCTCTGAAACCTCCTCTTGGGGGTCCTCGGTATCCGCCACCTCTGCCACCGTAATTCATGTAGCCACGGTTCATTGTTTATTCTAGCAATTCTCTGCTTATATTATGACCTATTTAGTATAGGCTTTTTATTACACATTCAGATTTAAAAATTAGAGTTGTGCAAGTTGTGCTCCATGCCACGATTGAACTATGAAACATGGATCTCTCTTGTTGTTCAGAGATGGTGAGGTAACAGGGCTCTCCCTACACTCTACCATGCACAAATGAGCTAAGCCAATGAGACTGTTGCTCCAGAGATATTGCCCCCGTCGTAACTAGGGTCTGTGGTATCATCCCACATGTCCTCTAATTCAATCTCATGCATTTCCTCGTCGCTGAGATTGGCATACTCTTCATGTTGTTCATCATCTCCTACTGTAGTGTAATGTTGATTGACATATGTTACACTATTCTTGAGAGGTTCTTTGGAGAAATCTTTAGTGCCTGTTATGATGTCTAAAAAGGCTTTCTCCTTGAAGAGTTGCGTCTTTTCTAGGGTAACATTGCGAGGTGCTATATCAAGCAATGTTCCCTCCTCATCCTGTAGATAGTCCTGTGCATCTATTATGGACTTTTCTAGGTTGAGATAGTCTTGGCCAGTTAGTATCTCGAGATCGATCAAGCATTTTAGTTGTGATACTGGATGCCCTGAGATGAAAGCTGCTGTAAATAGCTCCCTCTTTTGGTATTCAGGCATCGGAATGATCTTAATTGTTGTATCATCATGTTGTGGAAATGTTACTAGTGCGTTGTTAACTAAGTAAGCATAATCCATATTGAAGAATTTGATATGCTTGTCAGACATCCTTTTCTTGATTACTAAGTGAGACTTAGCTGGTTCTCCCAAAGATGGTAACAATGGGGTAGTCTCAACTGTGTTTATGAAATCACTTCCGGATCCTTGAAGAGAATCTTGGATTTCTGATGAGAATATGTCTGATCTAGGCTTCTTCTCGGGGCCGTTAAGCTGGAAGAAGTAGACTGGTATACCCTGTTCCGGTGTATATCGGGTAAAGTTGTAATCTGCCAGTCTATCGATCGGTATCTTCTTGTAAGCGTGGATGGTGTTGTAGCCTAGATCTGTTAGGCATGTGCTAGCAGTACCTTGTGTGTATAACGCGATAATTGCTGCATCAACTAGGGGTACGTCGAGATATACCGCACGCCCTCCATAATCCTCGCTCACTTTCTTGTTCGAATAGGCTGTATTGTGGTACACTATAGTTGTTTTGTGTACCTTATCGGGCTTTGGTGGATTGTACTCCAAAATCTGCCCGAATTGATGCACGTTGATTAGTGTGTTATTCATCGTGCACGTACTCACTTGAGCTATATTATGAGTTAATCGCTCTTTATTTTAACAGACCTATCCGCATATATTTTCAAACATCCTGAGAACGCCATGAATAGGAGGACAATTGCTATACAAATTAGTAGAATTGAGAAAAATCTACCAAAAACTGTATGCCAAAAGCCTCCGTCACCGCCACTACTATTATTGTCGACGCCAGGTCCAAATATGTCGTCGCCAGATAATATGTTAGTAGCGTCTATGGTCAATCTAGTTTGTGAGTACTGTTCCTCGATGATTAGTGCGTTTAATGCATCGGGCATATTCATCAAGATAGAGTTTGTGTCTACTGTAGAGTAAGTCGTTTGTCTTGATGTTAATCCCCCGGCAAAAGATGGCCCTATTGTAATAATATTGAGTTTGATGAACTCGTAATCATTGTAGGGATCTGCCAGTGGGCGACAACCTGATAATTTTAATGTCACTCCCTCTTCGATACCGTAAAACCCAGTGATGCTGTACTCACACAGACTGATGTCGACGCCTGGTGGGTCGGTAACGATGATCTCTCCTGTTGCTATGCGGATTCTAAATTCATTTTCTACTCCATCGCACTCATAGAATTCCGCTTGGAATGGCTGACTGTAATATCCCCCATTTTCTACGTATTGGTTTGGTTCACATGCATAATTTTCACTTACTGGTCTGTGAACCTCGGTTAAGGGTGGATAAGTTATAGATCTTGGTTTACAATCATCTAGTGTGGTAATGCCATCCAATAATTGCTCAGCTGTTTGTAGTATTCTAGTTCTATCCCATCCGCAATCTCCATCGCTGGTCTTATCATTTCCGAATCTTAATCCTTCATGGTTAGTTTCGAACGCGTCATGGCTTTTCAAGTAGTAAGGTGGACTAAACCAGGTATCTGATCCTAATTTAGCGCATCCAGGTCCGGGCATGCCTTGCCACTTTAATATTGGCCACTCGTCGTCCAAATTACCATCATAGACCCAGCGTGCTACATCATGTAACGTGCATGTAGCTGTTCCGCAGTTTAACATTATTGCATATATTCCTTTGCGTGATGGTCTGACGGCCTTCGTGAATGTGATACTAGCATCTTCTCCAAAATCACATGTGTTACTATTTGGTGTGATGTAACATGTTTCGAAGGCTGCACCGTATTCTGGTGAAACCTGCAACTCGAAGTCCGTGAAATCTTCTACAAGCTCAGCTATAACAACAGTATTGATCCCGCCAACTACCCACTCTTGGAAATGTGAGCGAGCAATGGCTTGAGGTGTGCAACTTCCGGTTCCACAATTTTGTGTTGTTTTATGGTCAAGGACGTTTGCTTGAAAGTGTCCTTGCCTGTACTCACCATTTAGAAGTCTTTTCTTCCACCAGGTTTGATGTGAGTTGCCTAGGCAACCTCCTGATTTTGGAATCACATAGTGGTAATTCTCTTTGTATCCTAAATATTCTTTAATTTTACCTGTGGTGTTATAATGGTGGTACTCTCTGGGTGTTAGTTTCTGCACCCTTGAGGTAGCGTCCTTGTTTGGTAATGGATCGTCCTCTGGTTTACAGACATTATCATTGCTACAGAATTCATTAGTATGATATCCTCCTTTTACATATTTTCTGAGGCAGTCCCAAAGTTCTAAATCTGGGATGTTGTTTATATCGCCCCCACATTCCTCCGTCAGATCAGGACCATCGGTCCAGCATAGTTGGAAATCTGATTGGAAACTCGTTGAGAGTATCGGGAATGCATATTTTAATTCATATGATGCGTTATAATTTGCTCTGGTATAGGATAACCTAATTGCAAATTCAGTGCCAGAGGTTGTTTCTCCAGTCACGAGGTATGTGAAGTCCTCCGCATTTGGGATTTTTACATTCGCTGTAGCAAAATTGTCCGTCCGGAATTCCCCTACGCGTGCTTTGCTCGCGTGGAATGTTACTGGTAGGAGTTCGGTTGTCTGATCTGTTGCTCCTACGCTTGTGTACACAGATGATGGTCGTGATAATTGCCCCGAGTATTGCCGTGACACCAAGAGCAATGAGTGCCCCGATTGTGCCAGCAAGCAAACCGTTACAACCAGAGTGCAACGCACAACTGGCAGTCTGAAATTGGCCATTATGATAGTATCCTTTCTTGTTGGTAAATGTCGAATATATGACCTTAGGGTCCACTAGGATAGCCTCTTCTTTGTTGTTATCTAAATAAAGAGTGCAGAGTTCACGTGCTATGAAGTAACAGAACTCTCCTGTGGTTCTAACTGTAAGGTCAACACAACCATTCATGTGTACTTGTATAGTATAAGTACTCCACCCCAAAACAGCATGGGCAACAATATATCTATAGGTATTTGGACAATACCCGATACGTTGCTATAGATTTTATATAGTATAAAGGGTAGGCCCCAATATACAAATCCCACTGCTGTCAAGTGTATTAATCCCAAGATGAATAGGATGTTGCCAGTCCCGAAACTGGTATAGTATGGAGTACTGCACCTAGAGAACCCTATATTCGGTAGGTGACACGGGTAGTAGATATGGTTAGGTAATATGCACTTGTAATTTTCTATTGGTATATACTTATTTTGAATACAATAACCTGGGTAGCACAGGAAATAAAGATCTATGATCGGATTCACAGCACAAACTCCGTATTTGTTGTATGTGCAGTTGAATCTTTCACAAGTCAGAAAGTCCTCGTCTACTGTGGATTGTGATGCAAAGTATATTACTGTAATGAAGACAATACTTACTAGTATTGGTTTATACATGATATTATGAGTTATTTAGTTCTAACTTTTTGTTGTTTACGGGACGTCCTAACCAAGGATGTTAGACCGAGTACGAAAATTGTTATTATGTATATGGGCATAAGTAGCGATAGAAATGCTAAACCCATCCTTCGGTCTTTGAATCTTTCTGCCATTCTTTTAGATTGTTTATCAATTTCTGCTGATTTTAAAGCAAACATTGGCTTGTAATCATACATGAAATATCCTGTAGATTGTAAGGCTGACACAAACACGGTACCTGCAAGGGCTTGAACCTTGTCTATACCTTTGTGTGTGCTGATAGTTATGATGTACTCTATCAATGCCAAACCCATGAGTATTGCCAATATAATTAGCCAAAATACCCAAATGGTTACAAAGAATGATAATGTTGCTTTCCATGGTCCCGTTTCCAATAGTTTATCAGTGCTTTTTCGTCTCATCATAGTGGCTGTTCTTAAATTTTCCGCTAACCAGTCACTCATCCATTCTTCTGGGAAGGCGTATATATAGGGATTGCCTTTGTGTTTGACTGATATTCCTTCTAGGCTCATTGAACCTATGCCACTTAATACTGATGCAAAGTGAAATGGTGGTGCCTTACAGTCTTTTAAGTAAGGTTTACCTGATACCCTTTTACAATCAAAGAATTTGATTAATTTATTATTTTCATTAAGTACTTTTCCAATTAGCCAGGCACATACACGGACTCTGTTTGTTGATTTTATGACTTCTAGGCCTCTCTTGTAACAGAATCTTTCTGAATGTTCGTCACCGTATATGCCTGCTACAAAACCATAAGGTTTCGAAGTATCATGGTCATTTATAAATTGTCCTTCCATACCATGGTGTGCTGAATCTGATAGGCGCATTATAAAATTGGGTATCTCGTCATCTATCGGTTTATATTGTGTAACATATGGTATATGTACATCTGTGGTATTGCCTACGGAGTTTATTATTTTTCCGGGTCCAAGACATCGAGTGGTATAAACCGTCTCATATGTGTATGGATCACGGTAAACAAATTCTAGATCGCATATTTGTTGATCTGCTGTCGATCCAATGAATTTAAGTGTGTCATCTACTCCTATATCGTAGCAACCAATCTCAGGCAATCCTGTAGCTACATGCGTTCTAGGTCTAAATCTGCATAGCTGTGGATGTACATTTTGTATCATATCTGGTCTAATTCCATGTGCTATGCCTCCCGAAATGCGGTTGATAAAATTGCCATTTAATGTTCTTACCGACATTGAGTATTCATCTACTTCTGAACAGACATATGACCCTGAAAAATAGGTGTCATAAGCGTTACTGCTTTGATATCTTGCAAAGCAAACAGGCAACCATTCAGCCATCTTAGGGAGCTCGTCGTAAATTGCATAACTATGGTTTTGAAGTGTGTAGACTAGATGTTCTATAGTGTCATGGTTATAGTCTTTTCCTACTAAGAACGTCAGTTCTTGTGGTGGTATACCAACTTCCCTGTAGTTAGGTACATTGGCACCATCTGATGCTGTTCTGTGGTCTGGATATTTTGTCATTCTTCTTGAAACTACTTTATAGTTTGGTTTAGCCAGGCAAGTGTGCAAAAGCACAATAAAAAATAGTGTTTTGATCATCTTGCTTGTATATTATGAGAGTTATTTTGATGTTATGGTTGCTGACATCCTGTGTTTATGGGGATATCTATTGAGATAGTGTAGACACCCCAAGTATTCCTCTCTGATTGAATATCCTGCACTGGCTTGGCCTACTTTTTCTAATTTTCCTCTGCAATGTAGCATTAAGCTTTTAGTAGGCTCGTATGTGTTTCTAATTGGTTTGATTACCTTGGTGTTTTCAAACATGGTTTTGAGAATTTCTAAATCTTCTCCAGAGTAACCCAACTCATACCTGATATAAGCCTGTCCACCTTCCCTTAATTGGTTAAGTATGACAGGTATATCCTCAGGATGATTGAGGATCACCATGGTATCGACTTTCTTAGCTTCTCTAACTACACCATATTTGTCTGGTAATCCATGTGTGTATGCAAAATCTGTTCCTTTAGTGTTTAATTTATCAGCATAATTGTTGTTGTTGGCATACACCTTAACCACTCCTAGTTTGGTTTTGTGTTCTTTACTTACAACCTTGACTGTCTCTGCTATCTCTTCATAGACGTCTCTCTCCGGCCATTGTCCATAGATGTAGTTCATTTTCTTTGGTACTTCATCTGTTGGTGTCGGGTGCGTTGTTAAAGTGTTCAATTCGCAAGCTTCATCCTTCTCGTGTTGATCGTACATCTCTTCATATGCTCCTATTGTTTCATGAGCTTCGTACACTGTTACCTCCAAATTATGGTCAATGTATAATCCACATCTTGACGCTGCTGTGACAGATTCATGTAGCTTGTAATATAGATCGTAATGTCTATTACATAGCGTACCGTCTTCATAGCACGAGATGTAGTTATAACCGTGACTTCTATAATTGTTGATACCATTGCACTTAACGGGGATATAGTAGCATTGTTGTTTTATGCTAAAATCATCTCCGATATGAAGGAATTTTGAGTTGGTAGTTTCGTACTGATCCTCGTGCCAACTTGTTGTTGTATTTGGTTTACTACGTACGACTATCTGTGTGGTTTTATCTTTCGAACGATCCACATAGCAGTCTAAGTAGATATGTATGTCGCAGTCGCAGATTTTGTGATGGTCATCTGCTGATCTGCCATACATCAAATCGATGTTATAAGGCACGTCTCCTATTACTGATCCACCTCCTATGTACATGACTTTGTATTCCGAATCTTTGATCTCAAAGTGTTGCTTGATCTTACGCATGAACATACCTTGGATCGGGTTTGGTTTTGTATTGAGAGTGAAGGGTGATTCTGTGTATGGTTTCATCTGATGTATTGATTTTACCACACATTCTGTCATCCTGCAATCTACAATAGGGTCATGTGCTGTTCCGTGATTTGCTTTACATATGGAATCATGCATTTTCTGTAAGCTTGTTACTTGTTCACCTTGCTGTTTGTACCAGTCGTCTACATCGTGTATCTTGTAGTCTAGTATGTAGGCTGGATTTTCATTATGTATGTGGCATTTAGGCTTTCCCTCAACATCAGCAAAGTAAGTATATCTCTTACAATCTCCATGGCATTTAGCTATTCCGCTCTTCTTAAGTACTGGTAGTATTGCTGTTACATCTAGTTTCTTTGATTTGAAGTACAAATGGGGTAATCCTCTGGTGTTTGTTTGGATAAACCTAACCATTGCATGCAATACTTGTTCATAGCTCGCTCTGGCCTTCCTAGCTTCGCGCATGACGGGTTTGTAGACACTCCAGAATTTAAAAGTCCTGTAATAACTTGATTGGTTATATACAGCAGGTTTAAAATATCTAGAGAATTCAGACGTGCCCACCTTTGCAGCTAAAGCTGTTATGGCCATAGATATAACTTCCTTGCCTTTGTTGCTTACATGCTTGAGATCTAATGCATTCACTGCTTCAGCATCTATATACACTGCATCTTGCCTGGGATGTTCTGTTATATCATCAGAGGGTGCTGTTACTATTGGGTGTTTTTCAGCAAGCGTTTCATTATCAAAGACCATGTATGGTGTTACTTTTGGTAGTGCTTCGTCCTTATAGACTACACTTCCCAGATAGTAATTTTTAACGTAATCATCCTCGATGTTATTGGTCCTGTATTTGAAAGGCTGCGTTAAACCACCCTCACCTCTGTAGACTTCCAATTGTCTTTCTCTTATTGGTTGTCCAAGATGGAATCTTTTATCTTGACTGCAGATGTACAATCTTTTCCTTGCTCTGCTCATTGCCACAATGTGTATGTATGGTTCATCTAACTGGCCTCCTTTCTTGATGGCTGGGTCATATATGACCACATCTGCTTCAGCTCCTTGGCTTTGGTAGACTGTTTTGCATTGTATGTTACTTATACCTTCAGTTGCTGCATTGTAGGCCGCCACTAGTTTGTTATATGGCGTTACTATGAGGATGTTTATGTTGTTATCTTGTACTGCCTCATATTTAGCTATATCCGCTATTCCTTGGACTAAAGCAAAGTTTAGCTTGTCCTCTGTATGTTCTTCTGTAACTGCATGGAATACGGATGTTGCATGGCTCGATAGTGATTGTAATTCGAAACCATACCAGCTGCTTAGGATGTTTGCTAATTCCCATCCAAATCTTCTACTAGCAGCGAACCTATATACTTCACCCTTGGAACACAACCTGTTGTATATGTTGATGTCCTCTGTGTTGCATGCTACCTTCATCACCGTTGGTATCTGCTGTGGATCTCCAGTGAACAACACTCTCTTGGGCTTACAAGAACTTATTGCCATTAGGAATGACAAGTCCGACATCTGTGATGCCTCATCAATTATCAACAGTCCGGTTTTCATACCTGAACACTGTCTCATGCAGTTCAATGTTGTAAAATGAACTCTAGCATTCTGTTTGATGGGCAACATAGTGTTAACCTTATCCATATCCTTAGGCACAATTCTTGAAGCCTGTAAGTGTGTCATGGAGTTACCTAGTAGATCAACGGCATCGTGGCTCTGACATGCAACTATGATGGTTCCTTCTAAGTCTACATACTCATCCAATGTTGTTTCTATCATCTTTCTAATGAAGTGTGATTTTCCAGCTCCTGCTACTCCCTGCAAACAAGTGAAGTTATAATCATACAAATGATTAATAAATTCATGATGTTCTGGGTAATAATCCAGGAGTGATTTGGGTGCCTTAGCTTTGTTAAATGGCACCTTACACACATGACCTGCCATCATCTCGCTGTTGTAAGTTTTCATTATCTGTGGTATCATTTCCTGCATTAGTGTATTAGCTACTAGCTGTATCTTATCACCCACTCGCATCTTGTTGCTTTGTTTAGTGAAGAAGTATGTCAAACCCTTCAAACACTTAAGCTCGACTGTGAAACAAATACCGTTACTACTGTATTTGGCGCTACGTTGGAACTGTAAACCCGGTGCTAGGAAAAAGGTACCCTGTTGAGTCCTTTCAACTAACTCCACGGTTGTAGGTTCTGCTATAGTATCGCCAGATATGTAGCCTAGATACAGTTTCAACACTCTTGGTATATGCAACTTACTTACTATCAATTGGTGGAATGATTTAATATAGATGTTGTGGGGTGCTAGTGCTTCAAGCCTATTGAGTATTGTTTTGGCTTCTGGTAGTATTGCTGAAGTTGTATGTAGCATGAATCTTGCTGTGTATCTATTGTTGCCTTGCTCGTGTTCTGCGCATGCTGGCATACTACCTATTGTTTTGCAGTCTATTGGCACCGGTTTGTTGCACACGATGCATTCTAGGAATTTGCCCTTTATTGTATAGTAGGTATGTCCTTTCTCTCCGTGTTCGATTGCATGTTCAGGGCATAGATGTATATCACACATTCCCATTTCACAGGTTGTGCATTTGAACATGCCAAGTCGGCCACAGAGGAAGCATGGTTCTATTGCTTCATCTGGTGATTCTCCTAATTTTGCTATGACTTTCATCGAACCCATTGTTATGAATTCCAATTCTGCACCCAGTTTCTGGTGGTAGATTGTTCTGGCAAAGTACAATTCTTTACTATCTTCTATAGGTACTATTATTCTCTTTATGCCTTTCCTCTTAATTATATCCTTAACCTGTTCGCAAGCTTTTATTATGCGCGCTAACACTTCTGTTTCGAGGTCTTCCTTAGATCTAATATCTGCAAGGCCACTCCGCCTAGTACAGCATATTATTCTATCATCTACCTCCAAAACACGGTCAAATTTACCTTTGTACCCTTTAGTGTGGTGCATCCTCTTAGCATGCCTTTCAGGTATGTCTAGTAGTACCCTCTCGTTTTCTTGTATGAGTCTTCTTCCTACTCTCATCTGTGATGTTGTGACTACACCTGTTGTGTCTAATAAATCTATAGACTGGCAGTGTTTAGGTGTTATCTGCTTTTCCACGAATGAAGCAATAGTGTATCTGTTTATTTTTAATAACTCAGACACAGCTATGGCATCCGTGGAAGCTAGAATAACATCCTGAACAGCTGTTTCATCAAGATTCCATGAGACACAATCTTCAGTTAGGTTATTTAGGTAATCTATCATACATTGTATGAACTGTATTGGTTCAAATTCGTGGCCATAGATGTTAAGTTTCTGGCTCGAATAGACCAAAGTAATTCCATCAAGTATGATAGACACCGTCCTAGCCCTAAGCACATTAGGTGATAAGCTCGATGTTTTAGGTATTAATATCATCGAAGCTATGACTCTCATTAGTAGGGGTACTGGCATTTCTAAGATTTCTTCTCCTACCATTACTCTTTCAGGCCACCTGCTCATCAGTTCTGTTACAGGTTCATCCTTGCCAGACACATAGTACTTCTTATCCTTTACCATTATATATCCAAAGCTCTTGAATTCAGCCACTAGATCGTCTGGATCGACCATATCAAGATGTGATATTGTTACATCATCAGATAGGCCTGCTAGCTGGAAGTACTTGTTGAATTTATTTTGTTTCCTCTCTATATCTATGGGTTCCATCAAGTCATCGAATACCTCCTGTTGGTATTTTTGGTATTCTGGTTGTATGTCCTGATTTTTAAGCACTGTCCTTAGACAAGCTACACTAGTGTGCATCAAAACGATGAGTGAGTTACCCAACGCTGTGATAGCATTACCTGATGATACACCGCCGCACTTGGCATACAGCATGCCTGCGTGGGACATGAGATTATAGACATTTGTCATCCTATGGCTAGCCATAATGTTGTACAAAGTGTCCAAATCGTGCCCGCACAGATCTACAGTATCCAAAACTAGCAGGTCAACAAGCCACTGTAGTAGCGAGTCAGCTCTTCGATCGAATTTGCTATGATCAGCGCTTATTTTATAGTGGTGTGGCTCTCTTTCTATGAATTGCATCATCTCAGTCCATGATCTTGGGTCTGTTCTGTTACCTATGTATAGCCAAGGGTTGGAATGCATGATCTTATGCATATTTTGTGTGACATGTCTTATAAAGTCACTTATTACAGGTGATCCAGATATAATTCCTCTTAGTGGTTTTTCCTGAGGTTGTACCGATATTTTTGGTCTAACCTGTGTGATGAATGTGTATTTGTTGTCTTTAAACACCTCACTCATCTCTCTTAATCTTTGTGGATAATCACCTTCACCAAGGCTCATTCTAAGACCCCCTGCATTTATTCCATCTACATATGGGCCACCACTTTTATTTACCTTTCCGAATGCGATGTGCTCGAATTCTGTAATTTTAGGTGTTATTGGATTGCTGTCAAACTTATCCAACAATATCTGGTAAACCGCAATTATTTCACTAAGTGCGAATTCAACAGGATCGTTGGTGTCGTATATATCCATATCAGCTTTGATATCCTTATTGCTGCCAGTTACCATCTTTGATGTTAGTACAAGAGGTAGCTTAGGTTTAGCATAGTCTAGCAAAGCTTCAGGGGATGCTGACGCGCAATCATTAGGCAGGACGCAGAATGAATAGTCCTCACCATCATCGCATCTGAATTTTCTAGTTTCTAGTATCTCCTTAAATCCTGGATCCATGTAGTACAAACCTTCTTTTAATCGCTTGTTATCTTGCTTTTTCTGATCGGCTAGGATACCCACCGTCAATAGATTAGAATAACCACCTTTGTCATCCTCATGCAACATGTTAAGGGTAGTCTCACAAAGAGTACATCCCGCAACAATAGCTGGGTGTGCCAAAGAATGGTATTCAAATGAATTGAAGTCTAAGTTCTCGCCAGCCAACCTGAGAGTACCTTCTTGTGATATTAGATTAAAGTACTCTTGTGTGTTGGATCCGTCACTGTTTGGGTAAGGGAGCTTCCTCTCTACCTTCCCATGTCCTGGTGTTATGGACTGTGTGAAGTTGTCGTAATGTTTTCTGTATGCGTCATAGGTGTAGGATGCATATATGCGCACAACTTCATCAAGCAGAGTTTTCCGTTTGTTTCCATTGTTACCTAGTTTTCTGCTGTTTCTTGTTACTTTTACACCAGTTCTTTCTTCGAATTTCCAGAACTTGCAATGGTCTTCAAATGACAAGTTCTCCATGTAGAGCATAACATTCAAGCCCAAGGCGAATTTATTGGTCTCTAGGAAATAGTAGAACGGAGTGAGTGCATCTATATAGTCGCAACCCCCAGCTCTAAAATCCCCCCAGTCATACACGGAACCGTATCCTACATCAATGCAGACATTATCAGGCACCATCCTGAATGTATAACTTCTCGCTGCACTCTTTGCAAAGCGCATAGCCTTCATTATAGCATCCATGAAATAGGTGTAACGTTGATTGTCTGCCTTTATGCATTTTACGTGTCCGCACATGACCTGTGGACATCTGTTGGTAAGGCCTGTCTCTTTCAAGAATAGATCTCTATCTTCATTCCAGAATGTGGCTAGGTCTAGGAGGGAGTATTTATGCATCCTCCTTCTGTGGAAAGTTGTTCCTTCCAAAGTTATCTGTTCGAATTTAACGGCTCCCTCAATCCCTCCAAGCACCTTGTCAGCTTCTAGTTCTTCTTCGCTGACTATGACTTTGAGATTGAATGGACCGGTGGCATCTTCACAGGTAATGACACTAGCATGAGTACCTCTATGTATGTAACCTCTATTCTTGCGCCTTATGTAGTGATGTCTCTCTACTGCCGGCAATATCTTGTAGTGTTTCTTGACTAGTTCCTTTAACTTTTCTATGTCTATGCCCTGTTTATTGTTATGGGGCCGCGCGGACTTTACATCCGCACCCCTAACAGTAAAAAAGACAGGGCTTCATCATTGGTGATGTCATTGACTTGTTGTTGTTCAGGCTCTGGTGCATATTCTACTGGTCTTCCGTAGTGTGATTTTGCTAACGCATACACATCATCCTTCCTGGAGTAGATCGTTCCCGTTGGTAGATCGAGACTGTCATATCCTCCACTAGCTTTAAGCACGTTGTTTAGATGTTCCATTGTGTGTGGTACGAATATCGTCTCTAGATCTCCTATCTTATTTTCAGTGCTTTGTTCAATGTGGCTGTTTGATTTTTCTATTATCTCGGGTTCAGCAAAGTTGTAACACTTCTGATTGTACACATCTAGTACTGGTGGTTTAGTAGTGTACCATATGTCCTTAATTTCATCTTCTACCTTTATCTGAGATTGTAGCCATTCTTCGTTCTCGTTGAAACTTGCAACTTTCTGTTTACCGTAGTAGAAGTCATCTCCTTTCCTCACGAAGATGGGAATTGATTCATCCTTGTTGGCATACAGTAGGTCAATCTTGCTCTTATCTTGTGCGATAGCAGCATAGTATTCCCTACCATCACTGTCAGACATACGTTTGAAATCAACATGCCCATCACTGTAAGGTTTATCCGATGCTTGTACTGCGCCTCCCATGACTATCAAGTTTGCCACGGGTGTATGCAATTTGGTTGGTACCATTTTTGTTCTAACCCTGTTTGATTCTTGGTATGCTTCATCACTGTTCTTCTTCTTTAGGTACAACCTAGGTTTCCTGAATGATTCATCACTAGTCCTCTTGTGTACTGCACACTGCATAGCACCTCCAGCCCAAGCACACACTGCACACGAAGAGCATTGTCTGCATGTCTTAGAGTGTTCTATGGCAGACTCCTTTGATTTACATTCAGTTCCGCAAGGTAGTTGTGGGACGCATCCCTTATGCCTCTGCAATAACGTTTCTGTGTTTTCTGGGCATACCATTTCCTTAGAGCCGCAACTACAGTTGTAATATGCTGGTAATTGTTGGGCTATTATGACTTGTCCGTCCATATCATTACTAGGGTAGTAGAAGTGTTGATCTATCAGCTGCCCGACTATGATCCAATCTTTGTATTCTCCTTCATTTTGGATCTTGAAGTCCTCATCATAATTGTAAGCATCTACAAGCACCATTCTCATTCCACTTCCGCAGTGGGATAGTCTGTTCATGGCCTCCTTCTTAGCCTGCTTGAATTCCTCATAAGTGCGGTATGTGTCATTAGTTGCTGCCAAATAAGTGACCGGCATGAACCTGTCCAACATATCAGCTAGTGCCCTGTGGACCATAGCCTCTTTGTGTTGTACCTGGTATTCCTGGTTGTTATGTGTCAATATAGTCTTACGCAACTTTTCTTCCGCCTTAAGCTGTGCTTCCTTCTGTCTTTGTCCTGCTGCCACTTTCTTCTTCATATCATTAAGACCTGCTTTGAGTGCCTGCATGTTGTAGTTGTACTTCTTCTTTTCTTCCTTAGTGAGTACCTCCTTATTTTCAATCTTAGCTACTATATCTTGTACTGTTGCTAGGTAATCAGCCAACTCATACTCTCCTAGGTGTTCACTTATTAACATGTGGAGATCTCCCTTTTCAAGTCTCCTAGCACATGCTGCTTCTAATGCATGGCTGAATGCTTCCTTGGCTATTTCAGAGATGTTACTATCCTCATTTACTATTTTAGTCTTGTAATTTTCTAGGATCTTATGTATGTTTTCTTCATATGTTTCTAGCCTGTCTAAGCTTGCCTTTGGAGCGTATTCTTGCATGTTATTAATCTCATGTACAAATTGTCTATCTCCTAGTCCTGTAGCTAGCGCCGATAGTCTATCAGCTGCTGATTTGATTGAATTGGCATACAGTGCTCTTATACTGTTAACTTCTGACAATCCGCTTGATTCGTCCTTGCTCTTTGCTGCCCAAGGTGCTGCCAACAATATGATGGTGTATACCATATGTGCGTAATTAGGGTGCCAATAATTCTGTAGCATAGTGCCAACAACGAAATAATTGATCACACTCCATACTAACATATATATAACAGCATCAATCATCGCTCTCACTCTGTAACCGCTCTCCGGCAAGTACGTCCGTGCCTTAACAACAACTGAACACATGTATGTTACTATGTTCAGAAGCTGAAGGGCTAGGATTTGTGCGTTCTTTCCTGCTATTATGTTTCCAAAAAGCATGGGATTGCCGTATAGTATGCCAATAGGTATTACCGACCATGTTGGTAGATTGATCGTTGCTACTGCGACTATTATCATTTCACTCCTCGCTCCTACTAGGCTGAGTAACATACATTTCAATAGTATGTTCATTGCTGAATTGAACATGATGTAAACAACCTTCTTCCACAACGGTACGCCCACAAATAGCACTAAGTCTGATAGGGTGTCTCCTACCATACTAGCAGCCAGATGTGAACTCGTCGGTGCGTTGAAGTCGTTTAAGGCTTGTAGAGTGTTATCCCAGCCTGCACGTTCAGTATTGTATTTTTGATAGATCCTTCTTATCAGTATTGGTGAATATGTATTCAGGATATATGCAAGCTTTTCCTCTATGTTCCTAGCAACCTTTATCTTTCCATCATGGCATCCAAGTAAATGCCAGTTAGCTGTTGATCTTGACATGCTAGTTGTTGTGAAGTGGTTTAGTAGTATCTTTGCTGCATCTACGGGGTTGATTGGTGTGACAAAATCATGTTCACCTTCTTCCTTTTCGAATTCCTTGGTATACTTGTTAGTTGTTACATCGTGCCCGTTCCAAATCGCACCACCATTATACACGCCGCCGATTACTCCGCGTCCATGTATAGCAGCTACTGCAAATTTGTCACCGCTACGTATGAAGATAGGTGCTCCTGAATCTCCTGGTTGTGTTGAGATATTGTGCACACCTTCATGAGTTATAAGCCCCGAATACCACTTATTGCCATCTCTATGTGTCAATAGATAGCATTGTGTCAAGCCTGGTTTTAACTTGGCAAAGCCTAGATCAGATTTTCTATCAGTGTCTATAAAGTAGTCGCCAAAGACTACCTTACTTCCTCCTAGGTATGCTGCTGCTGCTTCTGCCTTAGTCCTTCCATGTCCATGAGGGCAATTGATTTCTCCTTTAACTGTTTTCACTGCTACCATATTGGTTTTTCTAACTAGGTATTTTTCATAAGCCCTTAGTTCTGCTGTTGGCACTATTTCCTCATTGTTAATCGTTGCTGATTCATCCTTCAAGGTTGGTCTTCCGCTTACCCATGTTATATAATATATTACTTTCCTAAGTAAACTCGCAACTAGGATTCTGGTCTTTGTAATCTTTCCTACCTCCGTTGCAAATTCTAGGGGTATATATTTGAGTCCAGTTCCGAAGTTGTAAGATGAACTTATTGCTCTGAGGTAAGCTCCTTCACATTGTCTAGCATCATTCTTTAGTAAATCATTGATGTACTTATCCCTGGCTTCATTTGTGGTTCCTCTATGTTTAACATATCTTTCCCATTGTTGTTTAACCTTATCTGCGTTGTAATTTTGGATTAGGAACCAGGGTGCCGTGTACCAATGCATGATGTATACTACACAAGATAGCATGCTGAAACCTGTCAGTGTTATGCAAACATACATGCCGTAGCTAGTAGTGAAATGCATAAATATCAAGCTCAAGCTCGCAACTCTTCTGAAGATACTATCTTTGTCATTGGCCCTTATGCTGTGTATAAGGACAAAGCAAATGTAGGTGTATACGCAACTCTTGTATATCAAAGGATATACGAAGTGCACAGTGACACCGACAAATGACAATGCCTTAACAACATACACATCTATTACAAATAGTAGTGCCGTTGGTATAGGTATGTAGCTCTGTACGAACATTATGATTCCAAACGAAACCGAGACGGCTACTGCAGTGTCCGCGACATTCATCGAAAGCAAATCCTTAGCTATTCCGTAGATAAGCTGAGCATATGCCCTAAACATCATCGGCCAGACTCCTGAGTATAACCATCCCGAATAAGTAACGGCCTCAATCTCTTCCTCTAACTCCACTTTCTGTCCTTGGAGTTCAGCTACTACCTTTGTCACTGTTCCATAGTTGTTTACAGTTATTTTTCCTAGTGCTGTTTCTAGTATATATGGTTTAGCATCCATCTCTACTATATATTCTGTACCATCATTCTTGTTTATGATCAATTGTCCCTCAATATGCATATTACTATATTCCTTGTAATCCATATCTCCGAATCTAGTTGAGACATATAGTAGGTCACCATAATTGATAGCTATAGCATGCACGTTCTCATGGAAATCTACATGACGCCCAATCAAGGGTAGCAAGTAGTGGTTTCTCCCGAAAAGTTTGCCTAGTTCTATAGCTTCAAGTGCTGCTGGTCCTCTAAGTCCATGGTCTTTGGTACAGAATGTCTCATCAGTTCCTGTGAATTGTCTATACATTTTGCAATCTCTAAAGATGGTGAAATCAGCATGTTTTCCTTCTGTATATTGTATTCTGAACATCCTGTTTAGTGCAAACCCAGCAATTTCATTTAGTGAGTTTCTTACTAGTGCATTTTCTGTCTTTAATACATTGCCTTCAACTTCGGCTCCCAAAGCCCTAGCATATGCAGTATAGAATTTCCTAAGGTCTCCGCCTGTGACTATCTTGAGTCCATGATATTTGCGCATGTAGGGGCTGTCATAGATGTTTGACTTAATCCCTGCAGGCACACTCACAACTCCTGTAAGTCTAGCACGAGACATTATGTTATCAAATCCATATGCTACTGGCTGCATTCCAAGCCTTGTTGGGATTATGGGGTCCATTGGTGTTGCTAGGGCCTCACATAAACCAATCATGTTGATTTCAGTTTTCATTGATGGTAGCCAAATGGGTTTAGGATGCTGTTGCATACATGCTGATTCCGCATTCCCAGCTACTTCCGGGTAGTATGGTAAATATGTAAATACAGCTGGGTATTCGTAATAGTCTTTCTCATCTAGTTTTGTCCACTTCGGTTTGATGTAGTAGTCTGGTACATATATCTCTGATCCTCCGGTACTAGCCTTCGTGAACTGCATGGGAGCATAATTTACGTAATTTCTTCCGCAACTTATGGTACCCTCTATAGTCTCGAAGACAACCGGTAGGCCTAATCCTTCGGTGCACATCCCATCGAACGTATTACCCTGGTAGTTATAGTTGTATTCCTCACCCAGATATGTGTCACTGAATTGCATTGCTGCATATCCATAACTAATGCCTGATGCAGTATGTGGTATATTCTGCTTCTTTGCAATAGTGACTTCACCGGGGTTGCAACCAGGTTGGTCCGTGATGTATATGTTCGCCGAAGTATCGACCTTGCACATCCTCTGCTGTTTTCTGACACAGACTCCATTTCTATTTGCTTGTCTGACTGCCGCTACTCTTCCATTATTAGTGTCACAATAAGCTCCTCCAGATGTTTTTCTAGGTTCATAACCAGCAAACACAGGTGTCTGTACATTAGTGCATGGGCATTCCTTCTGTCTGAGATTGGTGTATATGGTGTAAGTTCCCTTAATAGCACTGGTGGCAAGATCGAATATATTACGCCCTGTCGCCAATTCTAAAATTTGGTTAGCATACACTATATAATCCACATAAGCTGTTACTTGTGGGTTTAAGATTAATGTTGTTTTTAATCCCTTCTCAGCTGCCGTAGCCATTCTGCATATCAAATCACCAAAATCATCCTTGTGTTCATCTGGTATATTCTGTAGCAACATACCGTTTATCATGCTTGCGTATTTGTTGTTAGCACATGTTACTGGTATTATCTCTGCATCATCACCAGGTATGATTTCGACACTAGTTGTTATACTTGCCTCATCTATAACTGGTGTAGTTGGCATATAGGTGAAATATGCTCTTCCGTTTATCTTTACTTCTACTGGAGCTTCACATCTAGTATCCATCCTGAATGCTGTTTCACTATTATCTATGGCTTCCTTCTTGGCAATGATGTATGTTGGTACTTCAGCAGTCTCGAATATTCTGTCCACTTGTTCAGCTGTGTCAGCAATCTTGTATTGCATGCCTTTGTAGCCACATTCAGTCCAGCCTTGCTTATCACCGATTACTATGTACCTACCTGTATATTGTGGTACTATTACCTCGTAGGTGATTTCAGTCATCTTTAGCATTCCCAAGGCTCTGTTTTCTACCGCTACCATCTCCTGGTTGGTGACATGTTTCTGTCCCATACAGTTATACCATCGTTCATAGCCGCCAAGCATGCGCGCTAGCATATGTCCATTATCCAACTGTGTTTGATCGCAAACCCAATTGTGTAACGGAATAGTGCCAGCACTAAACCTTCCGCGTCTCTTAGGTGGTATAACATTGTTATCCAGTCTGCATGACATTCTCTTGGTGTAGAATAGACCATTAGTTTCTTCTAGGTCATATACACATTCTGCTCCTGGGCTGCTTGTGTATATGGAACTGCCTTTGAGTTTTTCAGTTATTGTTGTTACTGCCTCGTAATTAGTTCCTTCTATTTCAATCATTGCTCCTGGTCTGAATGTATCATTTTTCTGTAGTCGATATACATATTCCGGCATCTTAGGAATCGGTATACGTGATTTTGTGTAATCCCTTGCTACCACCCTATTTGTGTTTTGTGCGTATAAAGCAAAAACAGCACACAGGATGAGTATGGAGATTAGTACATGTTTCACCAATTCCTTCTTGTTAGCTTTCTTGATCTTTCCTTTAGTTTCATCGAACTTGCTCTTGCAGAATTCTATTCTTCCTGTAAACCAGGGCACTATCCTTAGTAGTGCGTATGGCAGTATTGAACCCGAATTTGCAGCATATATCATTCCCGATCTTATGAACATTGTAGTTGCTATTATGCTTCCTATTATCATATATTGGTCTCCGCTCCTCATCAGTTCAATCATATCTGGGCAGATTACTACTGTCAAAAGAGGTATTATTACTATTCCTGATGTCAATTGTGTTAGCACTATCATTTTCTTATGTTCTTCAACTATCTGTTTTACTAGGTATAAGAAACTATCGCTGGATCCTGGCATAACTGTGAACGTTGCATTCGCAGATACTACACAGCAAACCATCAACAGAATCATTCCAAGCTTTACATTTTTGGCCTTAATTATCGATATTGACGCAGCCGCGATGGCTAGCAATGCCGGTAATGTCATGGTATCAAAAATAAAAGGCATGGCACCTACTATGGTAGCTATTGTTTCTACATTGAAATCCTCATCCGCTAATGTTGTGAAAGTGTGGTATATGGCAAATGCACGGCCATCCATGACAAGAAGGACACTAATGAAATCCTGAGCATGTAAATCTCTGCGCTGTCTGATCAAATACATTACTATATTAAATACAGCAGCCGCCTCAAAATAACCAAGCCCAGTAAATTCAAAGTAATCCTTAATGACATATATGGCAACATTTATCAAAGTCATCACCTTTAGTGGATGGTTTAATTCTTTAGATGCTACCGCATATATTGATGGTGCTATCCTCTCGTATCCTGCCAATTTAGCTGCCATTAGTGCAATTGAAGCTGCGTTGTTCATTCTGACACTACCTCCAACAAAACTCGACATTATGACCTTGAGAGTCAATGTGTTCCTATATTGGTACATAGCAGCAAATGCTGTAACTGTTGTCATGACCATCATGAAGACAGAAGAATCCATGCCGAAACAAAGCATTACCAACCCTACGCATAGGGTTGCCAATAACTTTGCATCTACACCTGGTCTCTGTACAATCAATCCTTCTATGACATTGTCGTGCTGTGTTGCATGTACCTCAAAGCCATAAGCTCTCAAGTTATCGAAGTATACCTTGTTCAACTTCTCATCTTTTCCGAGTCTGACATGTATTACATCCCTGTAGTCCATCTTAGCCTTAATTGGATCGAATATGGCTTCCATTGGGTCAGCTTCATCTGTATCTATTTCATACACACCTCGCCTGTATAATTTGGAATTTTCAGGTTGGCAGAGTGGTTTAAATATATCTGCAATGCTGCTTTCTACTTCCTTCTCCTCATCGATCGGGTTTTCAATTGCATCTTCAGCATTATTTTCTCTCTCCCTCCTTTCAGCCGTTAACTCATCTCTAGTTTTCTTTACTGTTATCTTAATACTTCCAGTTGGTGGTCTATATGTGAGAGGTGTTAATATCGTCTTTTCATTATGGTATGTTGCAGATAGGTGGTAATCTGCCATATCGAGTCTCTTTAGTGTGTAGATGTGTTCTTCTTCTACACCATTAGGTCCTGTCTTGATTTCGCTGTAAATATCCCTGTGCCTACCAGTGAAAAACTTCGATGTTTGTTGAGTTTTCCTGATAAGATGGATTCTAACCTTAGAAGTCCTGGGTTTGATACCAAAAGCAGGAGTCCCACTTCCATCACAATCGTTGCAATTCATCCTGAAACAGTGTCTACAAAACCTTGTAAGTTTGTAAATCCCTGCCAAGGTTGCAGCAACTAGTGATATAAAAGTAAGAACCTGAGTGGTATCACCATGGGTTGTACTAAAGGGAAGCATTACAGTGTAATTTTCAAAGATATTGGCTCTCTGTGTTGCTAGTGCCATAGATATCAGAGCTAGTACTTGGCTCACCCTCATACTTATAGTTCTTTTTGCTGTTGTGTACCTTTCAATATTGTACAATAGTTCAGCTATCATGACATACACTACCTGAGCTACATGTGGTCCGTGTTGGTTATAGACTTGAGTGCCTAAAAGAAACACTTTCACAGGCCAGTTTGCATATAATGTCATGACAGGAACGGTGTACGCAGAGGTACCTGTTAGGGTGGTTGCTGCTAGTGCCGTCGCTATCACAGTTTGTAATGTCTTGAAGGGGTTATAATTGAATATAACCGTCATCATACAGAATACCATAGCTATCTGGTTTGTTATGTAATGGTCATATGAATAATGATTGATCCATCCAAAGATTTCCATATTCTTCTCATAATCCGGCGGTCCATAATCCTCCCAACGCATATTCGATATAATGAATAATGCTATAGGGAGTAAAACGTTGACCAGAACATGAACTCTATGTTGGAAAGATTCTTTGAGACATTCCATCAATATTGCAAATGCAAATTGTAAACCAGTCTTGTTTCTGTATTCCTGTTCCTTTATCAGTATATCACTAGCTTCCTTTATGACATTACCTACATGTTCTACATTGTTTTCCATATTAGCCTTCTCTTGTTCTATTATGATTTCACTAGCTTCCCTGATGGTGTCATTGCCCATCAGCTTGTCATGTGGTGTTCCTAGTCGGTTAGTCCTGCTGGCCATTTCCTGCGTTTCTTTTAGCCTTCTTCTTAGCATTTCCTTGGTTTCATCCCTTAGTTGGTAATTGCCAGATTTTCTTTGCTCTTTCTTCTTTTCAATTATTTCTATTTGCCTTGCGCCGTGTTTGGCCGTCCAGCTTTCATAGAGTCTATCTATTAGCATGTAATTGGTTTGCATCCTGAGCTTCTCTCTTAGTTTCTGTTCTTTGCGCTTTAGATATGCCTTAGTCTTCCTCACCTGTTCAGCAAGTTTTGGTTTCTTGACAGCCCACAATGGTTCTTCCGTGTAAGAAGGACCAAGTGACCTATACCTAAAACCGCCCTCCTGAATAAAGGTGGTGACATGTGAAGTTAATGCATTTACAAAACAAAATAATCCACCAGGGAATAATCCGTCATGCATATAAACATCATCATCATCTGTCACTGTTACTGAGTATGCTTGCATATCCGAAAATATGATATCCTCGAATTTCCATTCCGTTTTGCCTACCTCAATATGTCTGTCCTTATTGAGAGCATCATTCCAGTTTAATATCTGATACCAAGTTGCTGTTTGGTAAGCATTCTTACTAGGTATAGCCTCTGCATCATTATGCCCAGCACCTGTTGTGTGGGGATACCTTGGACAATCCGCCGCTGAGGTTGTTTCGGTCGTATAGCCACCCAGACTGTCGTCTTGTGCTGCCTCACCGCCCGAACCATTGCTAACTTGCTCGTCCTGTGTGTTGCTTCGGTTCCTAATAAGTGCGTCCAATTCCTTCTCGTATTTTTCCTTTAAAACTGGATCTCCGAGTGATTCACATATCAAATCAGTGAGTTCTTCTATCCTTAGTTGTTTAGCTTGTTCCTGCTCAGTTTTTACTCTTTCAGCTTCGGCCTTGCTTATCAGTATGTTATCCATGTCCTCTTCCTCAGAATCTTCTTCAGAGCTAGAGTCCCAGTCAAATTGTTGTTTTAATTCTTTAATTTTCTTCTTGACTGCTTTCTTCATTCTTATATTTCCTCTGGCTGCGTTCTTTAGGGATTCATTACGTTCTCTTAGGGCTGCAACTCTTTCCTTCTGCTCAACTGTCTTTCCTCTGACAGCTATGCAATTATCCAAGAGTTTCTTGTTCTTCTTATACAGCCTTACTGCGTTTGCCGATTCCTGTCTTGCTCCAGATAGCTGTCTTTTGAGCTTATGTAGTTCTGCGTCAGCTTCTTTCTCTGCTTTCAATTTAAGAGCTCTTTCTTTATCATCGGCTTCCTTTTCTGCCAGCATGTCAGTCAAATTTGGGTATAGGGTCTGGTTAGTGTTTTCCTGTACTCCTTCCTTTGCCGCTGCACTATAGCTTTTGGCTTGCGCTTCTTTCCTGATAGCCTCTTCTTTAGCCTTCTTGATAAGCTCTTCCTGATTTCTCTCGTATGCTAATAGTTGTTCCTTGGTCTTAAATTTGAAACCATCCTTCTCGTATGTCCCTGTTTGCCAAAATCCATCTGACTCCTCCTCCTCATCTCCAGCTTCTCTATCTGCTAGAGCTTTGGCGACGTTATTCTGGACAATACGTAGTTGTTTTTGTCTATCAGCTTCTTGCTTAGCATTCTCTTCTGCCTCTTGTGCTTTCCTATAATCTTCCTCAGCTTTTTGCTTTTCTAATCTAGCTTTCTTTTCATCAGCTTCTTTCTTTTCAGCCTCAGCTTTCTTCTGCTTGATTAGTTCTTGGCTTTCTTGTTTAGCTTTCTCTATATATGCCTCCCTTTCCGCCTTTTTCTTATCTGCTAGCTTCTTTGCTTCCTCAGCAGCCTTATCAGCGGCTTTCTTGGCTTTTTCGGCAGCCTTCTTAGCTTTTTCAGCGGCTTTGGCTTCTTTCTGTTCTTGTAGCGCTCTTTCCGCTTCAGCTTTTCTCAAGTCTGCTTGCTTCTTAGCTTCCTGAGTTTCCTGTGGTGTCAACTTGCGCTTCGCTTTGCTGATTTTCCTAGGTGCCTCTTCAGGTTTTGCCTCTGATGGCTTACCTTCATTTTCTAGTTTGTCCTTCTTCTCTTCCAATTTGCTTAGTTGTTCTTTACCTGCACTCTTGAATTTACTATAGGCTTCCCTAGTTTGCTTTAATTTTTCTTGCAAAGCACTCTGCTGTTCTTTGACACTCTCTAACTCAGTCTTTTCTTCATTGATAGCTGCATCATTTCTCGCAATACTGAGTTTGTCTAGTTCCTCTTGTTCCTTTTGTTTCTGCTTTAGTAGGAATCTTTCCTTCTCATTCATTACTTTAGGTTCCTTGACTTCCTTCTTCCTAGCTGCGGCCTCAGCCTCTAGCTTATCTTTCTGTTTTTGCCTTTCCTCAAGTAATTTAATGAGTCTTTGTCTTTCCTTTTCTTGTTTCACTGCTTCCTCCTGCAAGCGTTTCTCTTCAGCCTTCTTCTTTTCCTCTTCTTCGGCCTGTCTTTCTCGTTCCTCACGTATCCTCTTATCTAGTTTTTCTCTTAATAAGATTCTCAACTTTTCGTCGGCGTTTTCAGCTCCTGAATCCTCTGGGTACTCGGCGCTGGGCCTCTTCACCAAAGAATCCTCGGTAGCATCGGACTTATCAGCTTCAACAGTTTCCGTCAAGGGATCATCGCGCTGGGCGTTTACCTCCTCAACTTCTATCTGCTGACTAGCTTCTTTACTAGCCTCACTCGTTTCTTCCAAGGGATCTTCGCGCTGGGCGTTTACCTCCTCGGCTTCATCCGAATGTACGGCTATTTCCTTATCTTCAACGGTTTCACTTGAGGGATCTTCGCGCTGGGCGTTTACCTCCTCAACTTCATCCCGCTGACCAGATGTTGTACCTTCAGCATCAACACCCCTTTTCCAGATAGTCTCCCTCCGGGTCTCGCTATCAAAAGGCGGTGCTACGATTGAACTGGTTGCTGTTAGGCTATCGGTGTTGTGGTCACCACAGGGTACCTTGGATCTTCGCTTAGGTCCCCCAGGGATTGGGATTGCACAACTCCAGCCTTTAGTCCGTATTCCTTGTTTCTCTACTTCCGCTTCTTTGTACGAGAATGTTTTGAGTGAACTTCTTTGTTTTCTGGTGTTTTTCCTGGTGTTTTTGGTTATCTTTGCTTTTATTTCCCGTATTTTGGTTTGAACCCTGTTGACGCTGTTATTGTCTTTGGGTTGTGGTTGGTGATCGGGAATTTGTGAGCTACTTACCTCTCCCCCGGTGTTGTTGGTGGGGGAATAGTTTGGTGGTTTTGTAGCTTTTGTAGCTTTTATTATGGCTTTTATTCTTTCCATGTTTGCCTGGTGTTTTCGGTGCAGGTCGTTTAGGGCTTGTTTGATTAGCCGTTTTTGTTGTTTTAGCTGTTTTTGTTCTAGTTGTTGCCTTTTATCTTTTATTATTTGGCATATTGTCTTGTGTGGCTCTTTGTATGCTTTCCTTATCTTGCTTTTGCACTGATTTTTTAGTATTTTAGCTAGCTTTTCCATGTGGGTTTGTTTACTTGGTGGCTTTTTAATTTTGGGATTGTATGTTATTTCCCACTCATATTTTCTCTTGCCATGTTTTTGCCTTGGTTGCATTTGTTCCCACTTTGGGGTAGCTGTATTGGTGCCTGGTGTGCCGTGGTGGGGTTGTTGTTGTTCCCCTAGGCCACACGAAACCCAATGCTTTACCGTGTTGTACAGCTTTTGGAATTCTGTTGTTGTGTTCCTTTTTGCTTTTAGTTGTTTTCTGGCCGTTGTATTTTCAGGCTTTACATAGGTAGCTGGTATCCGAAATCCGTTAATATCTATGGGTCCATACTGTCCGGGATGTATTTGCTGGTCCTCGTATGTTTGTATTATATCCTTCATCTGGTTTAGAATTCTTTCTAGTGGCACATGCTTGAATGGTGGTTGTATTGTGTCCATCCATCTGCTAAGTACCATCTTCCTCTCATAGATATTGCTGGTCGGTAGGTAGATCTTGTGTCCTTTGTACTGTACTACCTCTTCTGTGTTATTTAGAGCTTCTTCTTTTTCCTTGGCATTTTCCTTGGTTCTTTCCTTCTCTACTTGTACCGCCTGCATAAGTTCTGCCTGGGCGAAAATAGCGGCGGCATGTGTAGTTGTTATGCCCTTTTTGTGTAGCAGGGTCATGATTTTCTGCATGCCTTGTTGGTTTGGTTGTTGTTGTTGTTGTTGTTCATCCAACCACTGTTTTAGACTTTTGTCACCAAATGGATTTTCCGGTTTTGGGTAGTTTTGGTGGTGTTGATGGATTATGTTGTCAATCATCTCACCTTTTCTGTTAAGTCCTGTCATGCCCCATATTCTGTCTGGTGTTGTTTCTGCATGATTATAGAACCTATGGACTCCCTCCAGCCTTGAAATGTTATCGTAGCAGAGGTATTCCATCAGCTTTTGGTTGATATTGTACCAAGCTGTCAAGGTCCCTATCTTTTCTTGTTTTCCCAGTTCTTGGATCTCACTTTCGGCATATTGGTAAGCTTGTTCGGCGTTGTTAAACGTCTTCCCGAATAGCTGACACTTACTGTACGCCTTGGTGGATAGGTACTTGTTCCTGTTGTTGTGGAACTTTATTGTAATGGGGCTGAATGTTTGTCTTTCAGTTGGAATATAGGTCATCTGGAGTTGTTGTGTGACCTTTTCTAATATGGTTGCTAATCTAGGCCTAACTACTGCCGGTTTGTTGTTAGCGACAGTGTATACCTGTGCAAAGTATTTTCCATGCATCAATATTTCTTTGATGRTGTTATGCATCGGTATGACCTTTTCTATGTCATGCTGGTTTAGGTTGATGTTAGCTCTCATGTTAGCTCCATAGGCACTGATCTCTGTAGGGCCATTGGAGAAACTTAGGTATATCTTGTACACCTTAGAGCTTTTGACGAGGATTATGTCAGTTTCCTCTGTTTGTTGTTGCTGTTGTTGTTGTTGTTGTCTTTTCTGCATCTCCCGGTGTTTCTTCCTACGGCTGGTGCGTTTGCTACCATGCGTTTGGTTAACACCGTCATAGCTTTCACCTACAACGTGATCGTATTCTTCACGGAGGTGGCTATAGTTGTGTGCCATGTTTCCCTGATCCGGGGTTAATGGACTTGTTGCTGCTTCTTCAGCAGCCTTGGGGTGCGTGTACGTAAAACGATTATTG